TGGGGATGATAACGTCTGGTATGCGTTTCCATGGGAGAAGTCAATATAAATATTAGAGCAACAAGGTGCTCCGGAAGTTGCGCTCGCAATGAGCTTTTATCCGGCCCAGGTGACAGTCCTCGCCTCTCTACTGTCGTTAAACTCAACCCGAGAAGGAGACTACAATGTCTAAGAATGATCCGCAACTAGGTCGTGAAGTAAATAAGCATCTTGATACATTAGGTATCAATACCCCTATCACCCCTCTCGTCAAAGAAGACCGAGTAGTCAAGCTAGCTGCTGTAGCTGATCTTACTAAGCAGATGCTCGAAGTACTCGGTTTGGACTTGACCGACGACTCACTTGAAGAGACACCAATGCGTGTTGCTAAGATGTATGTCGACGAGATATTTTCAGGGCTCCGTTACGACACCTTTCCAAAGTGTACAACAGTTGAGAATAAGTTCTGCCACGGGGATGAATTTGTCCTCGAGAAGAACATTACACTGTTCTCTGATTGTGAACACCATCTTCGTCCTATTATCGGACACGCGCACATTGCGTACATCCCAGGTAAGAAAGTGCTTGGCTTGTCCAAGCTAAACCGTATCACTCAATACTTTGCCCAGCGTCCTCAAGTGCAAGAGCGATTGAATCAACAGATTGCTCATGCCATTGCTTTTATTACAGGTTCACAGGATGTGATGGTTGTTGTGGATGCAGGACACACATGTGTCTCTCAACGAGGCATCAAAGACACAAACAGCACCACAGTCACAGCATGTTGCCTTGGACAGTTTGGAGAAGCTAACAGTGAACTTCGCAAAGAGGTAATGAGTAACATCAACCGCGGGTAAACCATTTATTATATGAGAGGCAGTATATGATTTTTGAACGAACCGAATACCACCAGATGCTCTCTAAGTTTATGTACGATGTTCCAGATCAAGAGATCATCGATTACTTTGGTGCCATTGATACTTTCCTTGCAGAAATGTATGATTGCACAGATCAGTTCTATGAGTTCGTAGCAAACTACGACTACCAAAGAGTTGATGATGTGTGGACCGACCGTAAAGGTGATTATGATATCGAGTGGGACTTAGTTGAGGAGCTGTCGAAAGATGAGTAACAATCAAATTGACAAGATAGAAAAGGACGAGCTACTCACTGTGTTCATGGAGGAGTGTGCCGAGGCCATAGTTGAGGCATCTAAGTTGATTCGTTTTGGATCCGAAACGTTGACCGAAGTGCACAAGATGGAGGTAGAGGTTGGCGACCTAATGTGCATGGTTGACTTACTTGAGCAATACGGTATAATAGACATCGACCAAGTAGCTACACATGTTACAGCTAAACGTGAGAAGCTCAAGAAGTGGAGTAATTTGAAAGTTTGATTTGTGGAGAACCAATTATATTATGTTTAAAAATGCTAGTAAGTTTATATGGGTGACCTTTCAGAAGGAAGGCATCCATTGCTATCCTGATGCTCCTGCAGGAGTAGAGTTCCTTAAACATCCCCATCGTCATATGTTCCACTTCAAGGTGGAGCTGGAGGTATTCCACGACGATAGGGATGTTGAGTTTATTCTGCTGAAGAGAGAGTTAGAGAACCTGTACGCTGAAGGTACATTACAGCTGGACTACAGATCGTGTGAAATGATGTGTGAGGATCTAGCCGACTATATCATGGTCAACTATCCTGGACGTAAGATAGTACTTACAGTCAGTGAAGATGGTGAAAACGGAGCCACGTGTTATTATGATTGACTTTCTGCATATAGCACCAACACCACACCTTGATCTAGTCAAGGACCGTAACACTCACTTGTTACTTGCTCACCTGGTTGAAGATGATCTAGCGTACAGACAGTTCTATATCGACCTCAAGAAACAGCGAGACGTAACGTATATCTTGGACAACAGTGCCTTTGAGATGTACAAGCAAGGTCGTCCGATGTATCCATCCAGCAAGCTGATTGATATGGGTAAACTGGTTAGCGCAGACTATATTGTAATGTCAGACTATCCTGGCCAGGTTGGTCAGCAGACCATATCGACAGCTTGTGCTATGGCTCCAACGTTACGTGAAGCTGGATTCAAAACCTTCTTCGTACCACAATCGGAAGTTGGCAACCTATATGACTACTTGCAAACGTGTATGTGGGCTTCTGTGATCAACCATGTTGACTATATTGGTATATCGATTTTGGGTGTCCCTAATGCATATGGCGTGGAGAAAGACAACAAGTTACAGCGGTTCCTCAGTCGATGGAAGATGCTGCACGCCTTGGAAGACAAAGGGTTCTTCGACAATTGTCGCAAGCATGGTAAGAAGATTCATATGCTTGGAATGGTGGACGGTCCTAATGAGATAGACCTTGTGAGGAACTTTGCTATCGATACTTGGGACAGCAGTGCAGCAGTATGGGCTGGATTGAATTGCATCAGGTTTGACACATCTCCTACCGGTCTGGTTGATGGTAAATTTGAGAAAGAGGTTGACTTTAACTTCGAATGCAAGGATAATTCCTTGATCGATATTGCTCGTGACAATATGGATTACATTGATCAACTATGTGGGATGATACAATGAGTGAGAAGTTTAGATTCAATGAAGACAAGATTCTTGACGAGGCATTGACATACCTCGAGTCTACCTATGCCGGTCACTATGTTGGTGAGCTGGCGGGTAGAGAACAGAACAACATTCAAACTATTGATGTGTGGCAGACTCTTGGGTCTGTTGACACGACATGTAGGGATACTGCTATTAAGTATCTAATGCGGTATGGTAAGAAGGATGGGTACAATAAGAAGGACTTGCTGAAGGCTGTCCACTATATTGTTTTATTATGGTATTTTACTCAACAAGAGGAATGTGATGTTACGTCATCTAGCTAGTGATAAAACGCAGTCGACGTTATCTGTATTCGACTCGGATCAGGTGCAACCCAATGCTATTGATTTGCGGGTCGATAAGATATTTCAATCGTTTAGTCAGGTGTTTGTTATAAGCGAAGACGAGAAGAAACACAGAGAGACTAAACCGATTAGTCTTGACAAAGACGGCTGGTGGCGATTGGATCCAGGCAGCTATGAGGTTGTAATGGAGGGTACCATATCGATTGGGGATGACGAGGCGGGGTTGGTAATAACTCGATCAAGTCTCAATCGCAACGGATGCTTCATTACATCAGGCCTGTACGACTCTGGATACGAAGGTGTGATGGCAGGTGTCCTTCATGTTAACAATGGTCCTATGATGCTGAAGCCAGGCACTCGAGTGGGGCAATTTTTATTATTTAAAGCTGAAGCACTGAACCAATATGACGGTGATTATGGTATCGGTAAACAGCACGACCAAAAGTATGGAGTATAATTATGGAAGTTGAAGTAGGTGTTGAGGAGTTACGCAAGCGAAAGTTAATGGTGTGTACTCCGATGTATGGTGGTATGTGTGCTGGTACGTATACGAAGTCGTCAACCGACCTTGCTACGGTAGCAGCGAAGTATGGTATCGAGGTTCAGTTCTTTTACTTGTTTAACGAGTCGTTGATCACCCGCGCGCGCAACTACTGCGCCGACATGTTTATGCGATCTGATTGCACTCACATGATCTTCTTGGATAGCGATATTGGTTTCGACTACAACGATGTGATTGCTATGCTTGCACTGATGAGCGATGATACCGAGTACGATATTATGTGTGCTCCTTATCCTAAGAAGACCATTGCTTGGGAAAAGATTAAGGACGCAGTCGATCGTGGCTATGCTGATGAGAATCCAAACGAGCTTGACAACTTTGTAGGCGACTTTGTATTCAACCCAGCCAGCGGCAACGGTACATTTAAGATTAGCGAACCTGTAGAGGTACTGGAAGGCGGTACAGGTTTCATGATGATCCGGCGAGACGCTTTCGAGAAGTTTAACGAAGCATACCCTGATCAACTGTACCTACCAGATCACGCACGTACCAAAGACTTCGATGGGTCACGTGAGATCATGGCATACTTTGACACAGTGATTGATGAAGAGACCAGGCGCTACTTGTCTGAGGACTACATGTTCTGTCAGTGGGCACGTAGAGCTAACATCAAAGTATGGCTGTGTCCTTGGATGCGAACTACTCACATGGGCTCATACTTCTTTGGTGGATCATTGGGACATCTTGCTCAGATCGGAGCAGCAGCTACAGTTGACGCTGAGCAGCTGAAGAAGGTACAGCGATGAAGATAACTCAACGTACAGGACAAGTTCTCAAGAACTTCTCCACGATCAACCCTACCCTGTCCGTAACTAAGGGTAACACGATTCGTACGGTATCGCAGAACAAAACTGTGTTAGCCCAGGCAATGGTGCAAGAGGAGTTTCCCAGGGACTTTGCTATATACGACCTTAGCGAGTTCCTGGGGGTAGTCAGTTTGTTTGACGAACCTGACTTTGACTTCGATACGTACTATGTGTCGATTAGCGACGACAACAAAGCCAGCAGTCAGTATTTCTACGCGGATCGATCGATGGTAACAATCCCACCCGATAAGGCTATGTCGTTGCCAGATGAGCCAATCAAGTTTGTACTCGGGGACAAAGTGCTCAAGCACTTGTTGCAAGCAGCCTCTGTGATGGGATTGCCGGAACTGATTATTCATGGTGACGGAGATACAGTTAAGGTACTTGCTACCAATACTAAGAACACTACAGCTCACCAATTCTCTTATGAGGTTGGTAAGACTAGCGAACAGTTCAAGGTAGTGTTTAAGGTAGACAACTTGAAGTTGATTGCCGGCACATACGATGTCACTATATCAACACAGCGGCTCGCTCAGTTTACGTTGACCGATGGATCGTTGACATATTGGATTGCAATGGAAGGCACGTCATATTTTGGAGGACAACCATAGTGGCTAAGAAGGTAGGTAGCAACATCAACGGTACATCGTTGGGCACGCTCGGTACAATGAAAGGTACGTCGATCGGCAATGGAAAGTTAAAGACAAGCTCCATGAACAAGTGTAAAGCTCGCGCATTTAAGAAGTATCGCGGACAAGGGCGGTAGTATAAATAACATACGATGTGCCCTTATAGCTCAGCTGGTAGAGCAGCGCACTTGTAATGCGAAGGTCCCGTGTTCGACTCATGGTGGGGGCACCATTTCTACAACGTATATGTTAAGGATATTGTATGTGGACTACTCCTGTAGCAATTGATGTACGAGCTGGTTTTGAAGTGACGATGTACTTTAGCGTACGATAGCTTTAGTATTTTATTTTTTTTATTATGAGTACATGTGATGTCAAAAGATTTCCTTTGGTGCGAAAAATATCGACCTAAGACTATTAGTGATACTATCCTCCCTGATGACCTCAAGCAAACCTTTCAACAGTTTGTTGATCAGGAAAACATACCCAACCTCCTGTTAACAGGAGGTCCTGGTATTGGCAAGACTACGGTTGCTCGTGCTATGTGCGAGCAGCTCAATGTCGACTACATCGTAATCAACGGATCGATGAATGGCAACATCGACACACTACGTACTGAGATAAAGGACTTCGCGTCTACTATCTCCTTTACTGGTGGTCGTAAGTATGTCATACTTGACGAGGCTGATTACTTGAACCCTCAATCCACTCAACCAGCTCTCCGTAACTTCATGGAAGAGTTTAGCAAGAACTGTGGATTCATCCTCACTTGCAACTTCAAGAACCGTATCATCGACCCACTGCACTCTCGTTGTAGTGTAATTGAGTTTAAGGTTACTGGCAAGGACAAGGCTGCAATGGCTAGCCAGATGTTTAAGCGTGTAAAAACGATTCTAAGCGATGAAAACGTCTCATATGATCAGAAGGCCCTGGCAGAGGTTATCACCTCATACTTCCCGGATTTCAGGCGTGTAATCAACGAGCTACAACGGTACAGTGCAACCGGATCAATCGACGCTGGTGTACTCGCGAACCACAGTAGCAATATCGAAGAGCTAGTTGGTGCACTGAAGGACAAGAAGTTTACTGAGATGCGTAAGTGGATAGCCAATCACAAGGATGTTGATACGTCTCAGTTGTATCGTCAATTGTATGATCAAGCAACACAGTATGTTAAACCACAAAGTATACCTCAACTTGTAGTGACGTTAGCCGACTATCAATACAAGGCCGCGTTTGTTGCAGATCATGAGATCAACAATGTTGCTTGTATGACTGCACTTATGGTTGAGGTAGAGTGGTTGTGAATCCGTTTGATTACATCAACGCTATCAACTATACCAAGAAAGATATCATACGCGACAGCGATAACCCTGAGCTCGCTGAGAAACTGTATTCGCCATACTTGGTTAACCGAGGTTTATCTTACTTTATAGATACGATCTATGCAGCTAACGAATTAAATGTTCACCATGAAACAGACCACCTTATGCAATTTGACTTTCTTATAAATATTGTAAGAAAAAACAAGCGGTATAGCAAGTGGTACAAGCCACAACCCGACGAAGACATCACTACTGTCATGCAATATTATGGTTACAGTCGGGACAAGTCACGTCAGGTTGTTGACCTACTTACTAAAGACCAGTTGACAATAATAAGTAAGAGTCAGAGTAAGGGTGGAATCAATGACAACCACGATCGACCAAATGATTGAAGTTACACTCGAGGCCCAGGATGATTTTCTCAAGGTACGCGAAACACTGACGCGTATTGGAATCGCCTCGCGAAAAGATAACACACTGTTTCAATCTTGCCATGTACTACACAAGCAGGGTAAGTATTATATTGTTCACTTCAAAGAGCTGTTTGCCTTAGACGGTAAACCTGCAAACTTTGACCAAGCGGACATTGCACGTCGTAACACAATTGCAAATCTTTTAGGCGATTGGGGATTGATTAAGCTAGTAGATCCTAGTAAATCAGCTGACCCTGTTGCTCCTATGTCTCAGATTAAGATTATACCTCATAAGGACAAAAGCGAATGGACACTGGAAGCGAAGTACACAATAGGACGAAAGAAGTAGTTATCAACGAGTGGTTGAGTGAGACCACTGACACGGTAATGCAATATGTGGTTGTCGAGAAGATCGACGGCCAGCCCAGCCGCACACAGCTGTGTGCAACCCTCGAAGAAGCCACTAACGTCAGATTAGTCTGGCAGAGGTTTGAATAGTTATATCCACTATTGAAGAAAACAATCTATTACGTTGACATTAGTCGCGTGATATCGTATCCTTTCGGATAAATAGTAAAGCTGATGCGGATGGTCCGGTCAGTAGACAACAACCTTGCTTTTAACTAAGGAGGCACCACAATGGTAGCAACTAAAGCATTTTCTTTTCCACGTTCACACTTCATTGGTTTTGATCACGTTTGGTCTGAGATTGAGCGACTGTCAGACATGGCAGACAACAAACTCTATCCTCCACACAATGTAGTCAAAAAAACTGAAACTCAATTCTCCGTAGAGCTGGCACTTGCTGGTTACTCAAAGGATGCACTGACTGTAGAAGTCAGAGATGGTATTCTTGTTGTAACGGGCCGCGGTCTTCCTACCTCGAATGGAGATGTTGAACGTGAGTATCTCCACCGCGGTATTTCTGCAAAGAAATTCACTCGCACCTTTAGACTATCAGAGCATGTTGTCGTTGATGGAGCTGACTTTATCGACGGCTTACTCGTCATCGACCTGAGAGTAGAAGTCCCCGAAGAAAAGCGTCCCCGTTCTATTCCAATTGGTAATCAATTGCTGACGGAGGCAAAATGAAAACTACTAAAG